ACGGCATCCAAGAAATCTGAACCTAAATCCAAAAATCTTTGGGGTTTATATTTCGCAGAAGTTGAGAACTTCTTTTTTAAATTACTAAAGTCGTTTTTCTTAATAGCCATAATTAAAATTCTAAATCGTAATCAATAAAATCGAGTAGGTCATCATCAGGATAATATTCCACCCAAGTATCGTTCACTTTGAGGTAAAAACCCCCACCATTCCCATCTTCCCACTTTCTCAATTGGAGTGTATCTCCTTTCTCATTTTCCAATTTAAATTCAAAAGTAACGGATTCGTAAATTTTTTTTGGTTTTTCTCTTACTTTGAAACTCATAAAATAAAAATAAGGGCGGTTTTTAGCCGCCCTAAGTTATAAATTAGAATGGTAAATCTGTGTCAGCGTCTTGGTCTGCTTGTGGGTCAACAAGTTTTGAACCTTTGGAACCACCCATTGCCGTTTCTGAAACTTCGTCGTCACCATAAACATAACCACCTTTTTCAGAATCCCATTTTGGTGTTTTACCTTCAGCAATTGCTTCAAGATACTCAACAGGTTTTTTACTATAAACGTCAGTCCAAGTTAACTCATCAGATAACCATGCTTTAGCTTGGTCTTTATCTTCAGAGATTGGTGCTGGGTCGTCATACATAATAGCAGAAACTGTTGTGTATTCTTTACCTTTTGGAGTTTTAGATTTAGCCAACTCGATGATTAAGTCACGACCTTTATCAGGGTCAGTGATATCCCCCTTATTTCTCCAAATTGGAATAATCTTATCTAAGATACCTTCGTTCTTATAGTTGTGTTTGAATCTCCAAAACTTTGGGCCGTCTTGTTCATTGTCACGGTCAATAACTTTAACGATATAGAACTTACGTGACTTATATTGTTTAGCTAATTCTTTGTCAGATTCTTTACCTGTACTCATTAGCTCTTCGTAAACTTCGTTCAAAGGTGAACGTTCATTGTCATTTTTTCCTGGGTCGTAGAACTTTTGCCATTGACCACCAACTTGGATTTCATGATACCAAGCCTCTTTAAATGGTGAAGAACCATCTGCTGTTGGAAGGATACGAATTTTACGTTGTCCTGATTTCTCTTTATCACCAAGGATTAAAGCGAAATACTTTTTCATTCTTTCGTCTTGCGACATTCTTGATTGGGCCCCGCCCCCTGTTTGATTTTTTTCATACTGTGCCAATACGGCGTCTAATACATTACTCATTGTTTAAGTTTTAAATGTTTATTAAATATAATTGGGATTTCCCTATTTGTCAAATTGAAAAGGGACCTTTCGGTCCCTTTTATTATTTTTTAAACTCGAAACTGTCAGATGTTTGACTACCAGGTTGAAATGAATTTTTTATATCATTAACATTTATATCTGTCACTTCATCTGAAGTTAGGACATAATCATGTTTACCTGTTTTTTCCATATCTTCTTTTTTATCTTCAAAAAAATCTGAAAGTTTTTGGTTGAATGGATATGAGTCGTATGTTCTAAGTTCTAACTTTTCTTGTGGAGTTTTCTCTCTGTATTTCTCAATTTTGTTTTCAAGCGAATTCAATTTAGACATTATTGAATCCATTTCAGCTAATTTGGATTCCAATGTTGAAAGTTGATTGAATAGATTTTGGAAATACTCTTCTTGTTTAGTTTCAATATTTTTCTGAGAATCTACCAAGTCAGTAATTTCTAATTCTTCGGTATCACCACCCTTTTCCTCTGAATCACCTTTATCATCTATCTTTTCAACGTCGGGGTCATTCTCCACATCTATCGGTTCAGCGGTCGCTGGTTTGGGTTCCCCTTCTGCTGCTGGTGCCTCTGCTGGAGGTGCCTCACCTGATGGTGCTTCCTCACCTGGCACCGGTAGAATCTCAGCGGCTTGCTCGGTTATATATTGATTGATACTTTTGTATCTTTCGATTTCACTTATAATTTTTAAATCTAAACTCATTTTGTTAATCGTTTAAAAGTTGTTTTATCCCTCTTGCGGTTTCAACTCTTACTTTTCTATTCAAAGTCTGCATATGCCCAGCTCTTTCAATCAAACCATCTCTTTCTCTCACAACGTAACAATCACCAGTTTCTAAATCACAAACTTGTTTTGTTCCGTCTCCTAAATCTTGCTCAGTATATTTAACTGATTTTCCAAGATAGTTGTTCAATACTGTTTTTAAATCCATAAAATATATTTCCTATAAATATACAATAGTTAGATAAATATCAACTATGCCGTGTATGTAAAGTTAGTTGTGGAATTAATCGGGTTCGGTGTGGATGAGCTAGTTATTTGGATAGGACCTGAGACAGGTAATGCTCCAACTCTTGGGGGAACAGAAAATTTGATTTTTTTGGTATTAATAAATTGAAGTGTTCTCTTGTCCACTAATGAGCCAGCAACAGTAATTGTTTTTACAAATTGTAAAGCGTCTCCCTCTAAGGTTATAATATCACCTTCCTTACCACTTGTAGGACTGAATGATGTTATTAGGGTTAATGGACAAACCGGAGATGCGGGAGTCTGTGTATTTAAACTGTTTGGATTAGACGGCACTGGTGACTCAAAAATAGAAAGTGTAGTTTTAATTCCAACACTTTGAGCACTTTTTTCCGCCTGTTCTAGTACAGGACCAAACTCCCTGTTATAATAATCAGAGAAAGTTTCAAAATACTCTTCAGATATATTGGACTGTGGGAAAAAACATATGTAGTACTTCAACATTCCGACTTGAGCTCTTTCTTTATTTGGAGTTAAAATAGCAATCATAAAATCAATATATGCGTCGAGAGTTTGGAATAGGGCAACAGGCATTGATTTTTTTTGACTTACAGTTGTAAGATTAACACAAGTATAAACCCCTTGTATCATGAACTGAGTTGGTCCTGCGTAATTGAAGTCCAAAGTTATATTACCCAAGTTGTTTCCGAAAGCACTAAACTGACCTGAAGGATTTCCGCTTTTAGCGTACGTCCTAACATAAGAAATCATATAAATCATTGTTTGTAACAACGAGTCATTCGGTAATTTCTCCTTAAGTTTAGCTGCGAACTGGGTTGGTGTTACTCCGCTAAGTAGATTTGTAGAACTTGTGGACTGCCAGTTAGCGTAGGCAGCATTTAGGTTTTCGGCACAAGAATTTTCAGCGGCTGCTGAATTATCATCAGCATTTTTAATTAGTTGGAACGAACGAGCAATTTCCGTTACGTCGGCATTTTTAGTCGCGGCTTTTTGTTGAAGAACAAGAGCTTCAATTTTTGAAATCAAATTTGAATTAACCTTTTGTAAATAATTTTCAATTGAAGGTAAATCATAGATTGACTGTCTTGTTCCTTTGAAAGTAGTTTGGAATGAACCTGGTGTAATAGAATGACTTACTTCTGTAATCATGTAAGGTCCGTTGAACATTGGTACGTGCCTTAGATTAAAGTACATCATTGGTTGTATAAGAGCGTTTCCTAAACATGTTATTTCCGCCGAGTAACTTCTCTTTTTATAGTAGTTGTAAAGGCTAACATTTTGTGTACCAGTATTTCTCGTTTTTGATAAATTAATCATATCTAACAATGCTTGTATAGATTCCGATGTTGCCAACCCTGGGTCTTGAGCAACGGTAATCTGAGAAAATACATTCTGATTCCTTATACCCATATCAACGTTGAAACCAACACACTTGTTAGATTGAACGTAGTCTCTAGCAGATTTTCCTGATAAATCTTCAATTAACGGTACTTCAGAAACTCTTCTTAAATCAAATGAATCGTCACCGTAACCAGTCTCTGTTGATGGTAACTGAACGTGTTCTGAAGGTTTACCAACAAAGAAACATACAAACTTAGGAGTTGCCTTCCTATAATCAACAACATTATAAGTTCCCCAAAGTTGGTCACCGAACTCTAATGAGCCTTGAGGGTTCGGAACCGTTAGCCCCTCAACGTCTTGAATATTATAGAAATTAACATAGGCCGGTAGTGGCATAACCGTAAAGTTATTTTGAATCAAAAGTCCACTGATTAAAGTAAACACACTCATACCTTCATTGAGAGCGTTTTTGTTAATCATATTTTTTACCCCAAATATATCAAGTATAACGGTGTCCCCGATATTTCTTGACGCTCTATCCAAGAATAAGAAATCTTCGAACAACGTGGTTGTTTTGTAATCCGCACCAGAAATCCATTTATCATTAATCGATTGGAACAATGTATACAACTCCAATCTAGCTTGCTCACCTACCAACGGTGCGGGTGCTTGTGGAGTAGGTAGTTCACTTTGATTTGGAAGATTTTTCTGGGTCAAAACTATAACCTCACGGAGAAATCTATTTTGGAGTGTTTCCAAACTATTGATGTATGTTCTAAGATTTGTTTTGAAGGTTTGTGAATTCAGGTTTGCGTTTTGAAGTTTCTGAGTAGCATAAATCTTAATAAGTTGTGAAAGTATTGTGATGTTATCTACGGTAAAACTTATGTTGTTGTCCACAAAGAAATCCGTTATGTATGACCCTTGGTCTGTATATGTCAAACCCGGAATTGTTGAAAACCCTACTTGTGTTTCTAACTGTCTCCAAGCGGCCAAATTGGCAGTTCTCGATTGAGCCAATGTAGTTGTTCCATTTGCTGTTGGTAATGAACCATCAACATAAGGTAGGAATGGAATCGGTTGAACCAAAGTGGGTTGTGCCTCTTGCCATGACAGATAAGATTCCCAAATTCTACGATTGAAATTCGATGGGTTCCCATTTCTTAAAATAACATCATATTCCATGATAGATGTTACCTGTGATTTAAAATTATTGTATTGATTTTCAATCACGTTATTGAAATATGTGTCCATAGAGTCCCCCGATAACTTCGGTGACACTTTCATAACACTTGTCATGAATGATTGAAAATTTCTGGCAGTAGCATCTATTTGAACTAACTGTTGACCAATCTGAGAATTGACTATACCATAATTTATATCGGTACTCGGATTAGTATAATTTAAAAACTCTTTCTCTATGATATCCAATGTTTTTGAATCAAACACTGAAAATATTTCCTCGATTTTTGAATAGTCAGTAAACCTTAAATCTAAGGGTGAAACATTCTCAGCGTCAGGCTGAATCTTGGTTAAATACGAGTCTGGGTTTGGTTTTGTAACAAGACTGTTGTCAAAGTATCCATAGTTTGAGGCCGACCACAAAAACCTAGCACTACCATTGTACATAGCGTTGTTGTCAGTAAGATTCTTAACCGTCACGGGAGCCGTGTTTAAGTTACTCACACACTCTACCGCCGCTTGATTCAAATTACAACCAAATGAGGGTAAAATGAAATAATCAACATTTTCAACAGTCGGGTTCGGAGGTAAGCAGTTGGTTGGGTCAGTAAAGTTGTTCTTTACAGTACCTGGTACAACAGCTGACCATGTTGTAAGGTTCAGAGTGTTAGAACCCTGTTGAGCCCCAACTATATTAGAACCATCATAATTGTTATAAAGTAATAACCCAGCAGATATTGAGGACTGAATCTCTGCGTCTGTATAGTTAACATATAAATCTTGACCCGTATAAAAATAATATAAGTCATTATACAACTTCGGGTAGAATCCTGTTTGAATACTTATGTTACTTGTAGTATCATCCTGAAGAACAACAGATGTAGTGTTAGCGTCTCTGTTAACCTTGAATTGATATTGTTTCAGTTTTGAATTTGTTTTTGGGTCATAGTTACCAACGTAGTCCCAATCTTTCCAAACGGAAGTTAAAATATCGGTGCTAGAGTTTACAAAAGTTTTATATCTATGCCAAGCAGCACCCAACTTTAAAACCCAAACGTACGGGACCTTATGTATAGCACCAAATTTATTGAAACAAGATGCAATATAATCCAACTGTTCCGTTTGGTTGTAGGTTTTATATCTTTCCCGAAGCGTTCCAACAGGAAGTGACATTAGGAATAGATATGCGGCTTTCAAATACGGGTTATTTTTATCGTTCCTTTGATTGTCAACACCTTCTTGTATCGCATTCAAAAAATAAGGCGTATTAAGAATTGATGTTGTTGTTTGGTTAGGAAGAATTCTCGTTGGAGAATCTGACGTTGTGAATCCCTCTGTGGGTATAAAAGTAGTTATCCTATTTGGACTGTTTTCGTAATAAGCTCGAAGGTTTGATGAAACCAAAGTTTGTGTTGTTGAAAGAATATCAGGTAGAGTGGTATCGTAATATGAAAAATTTGTGACAGGTCTCGCTGTTTTGTAATCGAAAATATTGTTGAAATTGGATATTTGGTCTCTCGGGTCATAAACCGTTAAAACTTTATTAGTATTATAAACTTCATCGAAAGAGGCGTCGGTACCAAGAGCCATATTGGATTGTACCCAACCCAAATCTGTAAATGGATATGTGTCAACAATTATTGGAGCGTTCGTATTTGTACTACCAACTAACTCTTGAAGAGGTGTTAAAGGTAAGTTCTTTTGTGGTTCGGGTCCGATTTGAGTTATCTTGATGATAGAAAAAGGATTCTCTGTGTAAGTCTTCAAATATGAAGTGACAAATCTGTCGGACGCAAATTGTAACCAACTTTGACCTGTACCTTGATTAGATATTTGCTCAAGAAAAGCAGGATATGTTTGTGGTGTTAATAATGTGTTCTTCAACTTGTACGACAAATATGGAGAACTGACTCCTAACGATAAAATTATATTACTTGCCTCAGTATCTCTATTCAAGTTAGTCAACTGATTAAGTTGATTTTCATTAGCCCTTATGAAACCCAAGTAATGACTACTTACAATCTGTCTTTCATAAATTTCATAAAAGAAAGGTATCTCTATCTTATTTGAATAACTAAGAACGGGGGATGGAAAATATAGAGGATTATAATTTGTGATGAACGTTACTCCATTAACGTCAATAGGGCTTTGTGAGACAGGTGGGTTGAACTTCTGAGCCAGTCCCTTAACATATTCTTCAACAAATTCTACTTCCGGCCAAATCTGAGAATTAAGTCCCTTTGTAAAATTAACGACAGATGGGCTAGCCAGATACTGAAGTTGGAATCTTCCTTTTTTGAAATCGGTACTTTCCTGATAGAACGTTGGCCAAGGATAGACAGGTTCTTGTGATGTAACCAATCCTTGATTGTCGTTTTGCGCTGTGGCAGTGAGGGCGACGTTTCTATTATTCTCCAAATTGTTAGCTGAAGATGGATTGTTTCTCACAACCAACCTCCTTACGTCATTATCCTTTACAGCCCAAGCATTCGTATGGACATCTTCTAAAAGTCTTATAAATCCCTCAGCGGTCGCCATAATGACAGCTATTATGTTCCTCACCGTGGGTATAAATCCAATTCCGTTTGATTGTTCTTGGATTATTGCTCTCAATTCTTCTGTGATAGCTTGTTCAAATTGTTGTAGTTTTTTACCCGCCTCAGTATCAAGTTTTTGAATCGTTTCTGTAAATCTTCCCTGACCCTCGAAGACAAAATAGGTTTTCGGTATTTCTTTTTTTGTTGCCCCATCTATTAAGGGTTTGTTTTTTGCTTCGAAATCTTCTGTCACTTTTCTGATTTGTTCATCAGTTGGTGAGGTAACCCCAAAGAAGGATTGTGCTGTCTTATTGAAATCTATAACATCTTTAGTAAGACTTACCGCAATCATGTCATAACTTATGTTATTAAGTTTGATTTGTTCTGGTTTACCCTTCCCAAGAGTTGGGTTGTCGTTCAATATAGCATTATATTGTGTAATCAGATTTTGAAGGTTGGTTATTGCCGCAAACTCAAAACTGATGTTACCTAAAATATTTTCTTGGAACCTATAAACATTTGTATTGTCCTTAAGAACAATCGGTTTCGGGTTCAAGTATCTTCCATACCAACTTGTACCTGCTGTTCTTACCTTATCAAAATAAGCAGCCAATGATAATCTGTAGTTTTTTATGTTCGTTAAGGGCTCGATGTTCGCCGCAGGATAAGAGTTAGCAATGAGTTGCTCAAACGTATCCAACTTGTTCATTAATTGAACTAGAGTTAGTTCAGGAAAATCAGGGACGATAAGTCCCTTACTTTTATATTCCTTATATACTTCAACAATTTTTTGATAACCTTTCTCACTGACCAAACTTTCTGTAACTGTGTTCTGATTACTGTTAGATGTATTTTGGTTTCTTGTAATTGTTGTTGAGTTTTGTTTTTCTAAATTAGCATTCGAAGTCGAACTATTCGGAATTATAGGTTGCGTTTTGATGTCAAACACTCTACTATACATGTGAGGTGCCGCAAGCAAGTGAGCCACCAATATTTCATTCAAGATATTGAATTTAAAACCTCTAAATTCCAAAGTGACGTGATAATTTCCTGTCGCACTGTTGAACCTTGCATTAAACTTTTCGAGATTCAACTGATACTTTATCGCTTGACCATAATACCCTTTCAGCGTTAGATAGAATTGTGGATAGGGTAAGTTAAAAAAAGCAGCATATGGTGATTTATTTCCAAGTTCAAAAAGTCCTTTACCTTGTATATCCTCCAACTCTATCTGAACGGATGGTATAAAAGAAGAAGAAACTTTAACATTTATTGATGTGATACCTAACAACCCTGTATCAATAACGTTTTGCTCATCAACAACAGTATCTTCATAGTAGGGTTGGTTCGTACCTGGAATTAGGTCAATTTTCTGTAGGGGTTGATTCGATGCTTGTTGTTGAAGAGCATTTCTACCCGTTAATTGGTCATAATACCCTTGTCCCAAATATGTGTTCTTGGTGGGTCTGAGAAAATTAATTTTGGCAATGGTAGTGGTCTGTCTGATGTTATCGGTTGGTGTAAACCCTAAAGCAAGTTTGGTTCTTGGAATGACCTCTGCCTCCAAGTTAGCGAACATAATCAAGTTCTCATGGTCTACCAATCTTTCGTAAATCCTCCCTTGGTTGTCTATTGTTCTGTTGGGGTCTACAAGAATGATATTATTATAATCGAACTCAACGTATATATTCCCACTTTGGTCAGGTTGTTGATTATCTGCCATAATAATAAAAATAATTTTCCAACGCGCCTTTATAATCCTGTAATGATGGGATGAGCGGGAACGGAATTACCAAAACCGCACCATCATAGATATTGTTTTCCATCCCCATGAATATAGGGTTAGCCTGTAATATTAACCAACTATAATAGGGTGAATTATAAAACTGTTGTGATACTTTATCTAATCTACTTATACCGACCCTATAAATAAAGGATTTATCGGTTGTTTTGGCTGGTAGTTGAACAAATGGTACCACAGTTTGTTCACCATTAATTAAAAACTCATTGTATCTGTTATAATATTGGTAAGCCATTAGTTAAGTTTTATTTTAGAAACCCAAGCATTGGTTGATACCTCGTCATTCCAAGTTTGTTTATTAGAAGCCAAATTAGTGGAAGCCCCCAATGATTTTATCATTGTCGTTTGTGATGACAGTGGCGGCTTAAACAACTTATATGTTAACACTCTTTCTTTAGAAGGGAATGGATTATAGTTGATAAAAGTCTTAAGTTGGGTATCAGAGGTTTCCATTGTTTCTAGAAACTTGGTGGCAATAGCCGTTTCTTTATCGAAGAAACTTTTTGCCATAACCTTCCAATAGGCATCGAACTCGGCTTCAATCTGTCTGTAGTCAGCACCACCAACTGTAATCTCAGGCGCATTTTTCAAGTTGCCAATAATGGCATTTTTGAAAGATTCATAGTTATCTGTCTTCAAATCTTGAGAACACAATAGATACATTCGTTTGAATTGTTTATTCAAAAAGTCTGAATTGTCAAAATTAGGATTTGGGTCAAGATTGAATGGTACAAACACTTGACCGATAACATCAGCAATCGTTGGTGACGGTGCTGAGTTTGGAACTGTCATACCATATATCATAAAGCCTTGATAATCTTGCCCACCATAATCGAAGTCAACCGAACTGTTTGTTTTTATTTGGAACTCAATCAAATTTTTTCTTATGGTTTTGATATCCTCAATCATCTCATCCAAAGTGTTGGTTATTAAACCAGCGTTTGCCGCAACCTTAGTTGTTCCACTAGTTTCGAAAACCCTTATCGTCATGTTCTGCTCTTGATATCCGTCAGTACCTGTTCCAGGTGCAGAAGCACCCAAAGGTACAGTGTTAGCCCTCGCAATAAACTGTAAATAATTTTGTTGTTGATTTGTAACCTCTTGGATTATATTAGACAACGGTGTAAGGAATGCCGATTTTTTGTTTTTGATAAATGTTGTATAATTCCTTTTTATTTGTCTGATTGTTTTCGGTGTGAAACTTTTCTGTGGTTTCGATATAAAAGTTATGAAACCGTCTTGATTATTGAATGAGTTTGTATTAATAGCCGTTTCATATTCATCAAAAAAAGGATTAAATAACTTTTGAATATTGTCCGGTTTACCAAAGATATAAACATCCTCTGGCATTGATTGCTCAACATAAAATGTGCCCTTTTGATAAATTCTTTGTAGGGACCAAAGTTGTAACATGGCGTTATTGTATTGTTGTAAAACTTGTTTTTCTTTGTTCATTATTGTTTGGAAATAATTCCTAGTTTCACCAACAAATCCGTCCATAAATTCTTTATAAGATATGTCACCGAACTCATCCGTTGAGGTAATCTGACTCGTAAGTCTTTTACCAATGGTATTTGTGTTAGAAAAGGTATAATTGTTCTGTACTTGATTAGATAGTGGTGGAGGTGGATTTCCTATCGATTGAAGGAAGTTTTTATCCAACACTTTTATACTCGTGTCTGTTACATCTGCTCTATCATCCCACATTTCGGTGTTCGCGTAATAGTTGAATGATAATGCGTTTTGTAGTTTATCAACGGCTTGAGCTAGTCCACTACCACCAACGAAGTTGAAATTCATAGATACATTAGCAATCATTGGCTGTACACCAATTCCTTCAGGATTTATATCTAAGCCTTCAAAAGTTAATGAAAGGGATGTCGGAATAATCTTAGTGTTATAAAAATCTCCAACACGAAGGACCAACACAGGTGGTGTACCGAATGCTGTGTTCGTGGCGTTGTTGTATTGTAGTTCTGTTGCTCCGTTTATATCTTTGATTGTTGGTATAGTGTCACCTGGTCTCATACATTGTTGTAAAAATGTAAGTCTTGAATTAAGACCTTCAGGTGTTGTTGAGTGAAATGCCGGTTGGAAAAACTTCAACTTATCTTTGAGGTTGTCGTAAACCATTGGTGTCTCGGTCTTAATTGTTTCGAAATAATCACACTCGGATAATAAAGCCCTCAAAACTCTTTTTGTTATGTTATCTCTTTGAATGTATTTTTGTTCGATTTGGGTTGTAGGTGGAATTTGTGGTATTGGTTGAAGTTGTGGTTGAGGGTCATTGTTTGGTTGTGGTACAGGACCAGGGTTAGGAAACTCGGGGGTTGTGGTTGTTGTAACAGTTATTTTTTCGATTGTTGTCCTCCTACAAGCCATTGCTCGAGTGGTATAAATTTCATCACCCGTATTTGTACAACTCCCTTGATTTTTTACAGTTCTATTTGCGTTAGCATCAAAAGAAACCACATCACCATTTTCACCAAAGTTTTTTTCAACAAAAGTCAATCTGTTTTGGTCACTCGCCTTTTTGACTTTTGGAAAAGACAGGATAAATTTCTTCATAGATTCTAATCTTCTTTCTCCTAAACTCTCATTGTAAGTTACACTTGCTCTTCCTGATGTGTTAGATAATAAATTAAGAGAAACGGTCGCACTTTTATTTGTTTCCAAATCAGTACCTAATTTTTCTAAAAATTCTTTCATTTTCGAGAAGTTAGGTTTGATAACTGTTTCGAAAAAGTTGTTCAAAGATGACCCCTTAGCACTATAAAGTGATTGTTGACCCAAATAAACGTTATAGTAGTCTTCATAAGATTTGACAGGTTCTCCACTTACAGGTTCGTTATTAGGGAAATATCCAGCAAGTCCTTCGTATTCTTGTACGTTGGTTGTTGGTGTGTTAGTGGTTGGGTCAGTTGTAGGTTGTCCCGTACCATTGTTACCACCAGGTTGAACGGTTGTATTGTTTCCTGTCGCAGTTGTATTGACGATAGCTGAAATTTGTTCTCTACTAGCCTCTTTCGATGAAATTATTTGTTGTAACTCATATAGGTCACTCGGGCTAACAGTATAATATTTTTTCGCCAATTCATACAAATCGTATTTTCTACATCCGGCAAAGAATGAATCCAAAATACCGTTAATCCTCGTTTTGTTGGTTTCCTTATTGAGAATCTTATTAACAATGACATTCAAGACGGATGGATGGTCAACAACGATTTTCCAGTTAAGTGTCCCCGTTCTTTGAGTGTTTGTATAGGTATAAATTGGTTCAGGTCTTCCCAAGAAATCTTGTCCTTTCCAATTGGCTGTCACGCTCTCAGTAAACTTCAAATCATATGGTGGGAACCACATTACTCTTCCTCCGTTAGGTCCTCTTTCACAAACGGGTAACTCAGAGACATTAAAACCTGGTGTGTTTGAGGTTCTCCAAGCTAGATTTTCCAAGGAGAACATATATTTTTTTGCCACGGAAACATTACTAGCGGTGTCCAAAATTAAGTTTGAAGAATCTTGTCCACCTTCTCTTTTGTTTGGAGCAATGTTCAAATTATAAGTTTTATCTAAAACAGAAAAGGCGAATTTTCTTCCTTCTGTAGTCATACCATCCACTTTCTGTAAATCATTGTATTGGAGATATGGGATGTCTTTGGCAAAAACACGACAATACTCTGAACCAACCTCTTGTCCAATAGCACCTATATATCTATAAACCCTTGAACCCTTAGTAAGTTCCTTATATCCGTCATTAAAGACTTTACTAACTTGGTCTATAGCATTTCCAACGTGTTGTAATCTTCTCCCCCCTTGTGGTTGACTATCAATTATTTTTTGTGTGTCATATAGAATAGAACCCTCTCTAAACACATTATTTGTAGATTCAGTTGAGTTGTATGAGGACGGCTTAAAATCTTCATCTTGTTCAGTTACTTCTCCACCTAACCCCACTTTTTTGCCGGCATTGTCTTTGTATTTAGGTGACACCCATGTGAACCCTCCTTCAATACCACCACCGTCAATGTAGGTTGGCGCGTTAGGACCCAACTTAACAGACTTACTTGGTCCTTCGTAAAGTTGTGCTAACTCACTTGGACCATAAACAGGGGATTGAAGCTCCCTATTAAACTGGTCAACAGGTAAATCACCACCAGGAGAAAAAACTCTTGATGGGTCAGATGTAGTACTCCCAACATAAAAGTTACTATTGTTTTGTGTAGTACCTACTAGTTCACCAGCAAGTCTATTGAAAACGTTTCTATCGTAGTTTGGCTTATATTTGTTGTAATCTAAGTTGAGAAATAATCTTCTTCTTGTTCCTGCGCCAGTGTTGTCTAAAAAGAGTTGTGAACCTGTCTTGGTTCCTCCTAATAATCTTGAGAAGAAGTTTCCTAAAATCGATTGTGTACCTGTTGCTGCGAGTGTAAGTTGTTGTATAGTAGTAGGTTGTTGTGAATTGATACTTGGGTCAAAATAAGAGCCAGGTATTGTTGAAGTAGGTAAAATACTCCCCGCCAATCTCAAAGCAAAATCTGTTGCAGCTAAGATTGGTGTTTGAGGTACTGTAATTGAATAATTAGGTTCTATTAATGGAACCCTTCCTGTTACCATACCTAAAATGTCAGTACCGCTGTTAGCAGTAAAAATATTTGCTCTCCCTAATGTTTGTCTCCTGATTTGAGCCGCAACTCTATCTATAAAATCTTTCTTAAGTGTCTTGGCTCCAAGTGCCGCCAAAAAAGAATCTTGACTCAGAAGCCCATCACTTCCTGAAGGGTCTTGTTGAAGTAAAATGTTAATTGGTGCGTAAGAAGATGGGTTAAATGTAGATGGATATGGTTGGTTATTATAATAATTTCTATAGGCTTGAGGTCTTTCTAAACTCTCTACAAATTGTCCCGCGTCAGCAAGTTGAAGAGACCCTCCCCCATAAGCATTAAGTGGTCTCCATGCCGGAGATATCGTTCCAAAACCAGTTTGAGCCGCTATTTCTGATTGGTCCAAAATTTTAGCATCTTGTTGGTATGGACCATACTCTCCTTCATTTGATTTTGTATTAAGAAGAGCGTTTGGGTCAGGGACTTGTCTGTAACCACCTTCAGGTCCAAACTGATTTTTTGGATATAACTCATCAGCAAAAATAGGTGTATCAATTAAAGAATCTGGTGAATCAACCACCGGAGTTATGTTGTAACTATACTCCGTATTAACAGGTGGAGTCAGTCTCCTTGGAGATTTTGGATAGGGTGGTAAATTTTTTGTCAAACACCTATTTCTAAAGGCTTCCGTATTTACAAAATCTAAAGGGCTTGGCATCAATTATTATTTCTGATAAATAGATGTTTCTAAATTTTTTATGGTTTCTTGGCCGGAGCGAGTCCCAATTTTTTCAGAAGCATTTCTTTTTGTTGTGTGGTTAACATGTCAATCAGTTCATTGAGGTTAACTTGTGTTGTCTTATTTTTATCTCGGTCGTATAGGTCTATGACACCCCTAATATTATGCGTAAGTTGTAGCGGACTCATCGTGTTCATAACCATTGGATTCATAGCACTCGATGGACCATAAACCGTAGGTGATGGGATTGCCTTCGGGGCGGTTTCTGTCTTTTTTGGTACTTTTATACCAGTAACTTTTTCCCCTTTTCCCCCTTGGGTTTCTATACCCGGTATAGCACTTACAATTTCTTTCAAAAATTCTTCCCCGAATCCCTCTGTCACATCACCCAAAACAACACCCATATTTTTTAACGGTGTCATAATCGATGATTTCATTAACTCCATTATATCTTTATAAGCCTCTCTTTTTTGGGTTTCATCTCCAGAGCTGGCCTTATCATACAAACTTTGAAAAGCCACCTTCATTTGTCCACCTGTTATGTCTTGTGTTATCTCCTCCATTTGTTTCCTTATATTTGTGGTGGTATTCTCCAAAAATCCCATATATCCTGGTGCACCCAAAACATTTCCCGCCACAGTTGCGTTGAGTTTTTTAAATTCTGCCAATGTTTTTTCCCCTGTTGTTAACTGTGCTCTTTGTAGGTCCTCCATTGTTTTTGGGGCCTTTTTCTGTTCTTCCACAATCCTTGACATTTCCTCTTTAGTAACATCGGCAATGTTCTTGTAAGCCTCTGCTTCACCTGGTCTTGAAACTTTAACCTCCATGGTACCCTTATCACCAATTCTCGAAATATTTGCTAAAAGAGTTTTGTCGTTTTCACTCATATCCAAGGCTAGCCCTGTTTGGTTAATCAACGCTAATCTTTTATCCAAATCAGCAGCAGCTAAAGCAGCTTCTCTCATTGCCTTAGCACTAACCCCTGTTTGTGCTTCCATTTCTCTCAGTGTCAAAATACCTTGGGGATTTATCTTGAAACTCTTTGTTTGTTCGTCGAAATAAGTAAATTGTCTAGCAACATTGATAAGACTATCTTGTAACCCTGAAGGGTCGGTTAGCGATTGATTCAATAAAGCCATAGGGTCAACAAGGTTTCCAGCCGCAACACCCAATCTTTGAAATGCCGAAGCCACACTAACTGCTTGGTCTGGGTCTAAAACCTTTTCCGCCAACTGAAACGTTTGATTCATATCAAACCTCAACATTGAAGCCTGTGCCGCCATTTTAGTAAGGCCTTGTACCCCATTACTGAAATTGAACCTTGACATTTGGTCCATGTTTTTCAAAACATCTCCCATCACTGTTTTAGCATTCAGCCCATAACTTTGTACTTGTACAATTGAATTCAAAACATTACTTGAAATCTGTTGGTAGTTATAACCAACGGCTCCGAAGGCTTCAACAATTTTAGCAGTTTCTACACCCAAAACTTGTGATACTGAATAAACTTCTCTCAAATCTTCAGAGGAAGCGACCACTACTCGTCTAGCACCAGCAGCTATACCGGCAATTGTGTTAGCAACGTCCTTGGTTTCCGCACCCAAGGCTTTCATTGCTGGTGTGGCATTCTGTATCCTTACCAAGAACTCATCCATTCTTTGTCTTGACTGAATGAAAGCCTTGTTCAAATTTTCACCACCCTCAACTAACTCTTGAGTTGCGGTTTTTAGATTACCGAGAACATCAGGTATCTTGAGAATTTCGTTCTTAATCTGGGCCCAGACATTGAGTTTCTCTGCGTCGCCCGGATTTTCGGCCTCTACTCCTGTTTTTGCCATTGAATCTTTTTAAATAAATAGAAGATTATGGATTTTTAATCTTTTTTATTGTTTTCAATCCATTTGTTTAAGAGATATTTTCTCATAAACAAGGGCATGATAAGGAAATCTTGATATGTTACACTGAAAATTGTGCTTAATAAATAAAATTCGTCTATTTGTCCCTGTCTATAATCAGAAGAAAGGGCGAAAAAATTCAACCCCAAAACCAACATTGACCGTTAGTTTTTCTCCTGATGGGGCTGTTACTGTCTTTTTTAAATCCAAACGTGGTTCGTTTTCTAATAAGAAATTTTTGATATACTTTGAGTCAGTAATTGGCATTCTTTCGATTTCCTTTGACAATTCCCCCTTATCTGTAATCCCATTAAGTTCAACAATTTGTCTTTGTAATTTCCATGTTACTCTCGGGGCAATCCTACCTTGTGGATAAGAATCTGCCATACTTTCGATTTCATTTGCCTCCCCGAAGGTCAGTGGTCTTATTTTAGCAACTGAGTTGGATTTGGGTAGTGTTATTGTAAAAGTACCATCTTCGTTTGGTTTCATTCCTTGTTTTATTGACATTTGGTCTAACAACACATTTGTCTCGAAATTTTTTCTTGTTGAGGGGTCAACAAGGTTCAAAGTCATCTCAGGACCAAAAGAGGTATTTCTCAAGAAAATCAAAATTGCTTCTACATCCCCTTGGAGTAGGTCTTCAACTCTTAGGTCAGGTTCATAAATTTTATTTCTAAGGAGAGTTGTTGTTATATCCCCTGACCCTCCCATCAAAATGTTTTCATCGTTCGCAGTTAGATAACCAACTTTGACTGATGACTTTTTATTTTTATAAAAAACTCCACCTGAAGGGAGAGGTACCACGTCATGTGGTAAGTTCATATATTGTTGTCCGTATTCTCTTGATTGGTCCATAAAAAAAATTAACCGTATAGTTTATTCTATACGGTTAAATATAATTTGTATTGATTTTTTCTAAATAGTATTAGAAAACTAATACACAACGGTCCATTCTCATTTGACAAGAAATCGTAGCCAACTTATCGTCTGAGTAGTTCAAAGCATTGAAGTTAGCACTTGTTAGGAATGTACCATAAAGAATCCATTTTTCAACAACAACTCCCGTTGGGTCCAACATCTCGAGGTCCACGTCTTTCTTATAACCCGCGGCATATCCCATACGTCCTGTTACAGACTCGGCGTGTAATCTCACCCACTCCATAAGTGCTTGAGCCGCTGAGGGTCCGATTGGGTCTCTAAACACCACTGGTAAAGCATCCCACGTAAATCTTCCCGCAACAAATGTTGAGGTGTTCAAGAAGGGTATTTCAGTTTCAGCAATTTTGATACTTGGTCTTGCCGTTGATTCAACGAACCACTCATTAATCCCTAAAGACGAAGGAAATCTTAGAATAAATCTATTATTCCTTTTTGGTTCGTAAGGTAACGGCATCCGCATTAGTAAATCTGCCATATTAAAAATTTTTTGTTATTCTGTTTATATGTTATAAATATACCTATTTACAATTTTTTCTACTTTACTTTTTTTTTAACTTGAATATATATCTATTATACTTCTTTTTTCTTGCCTCCAGCAGTAGAATATGTTTTAACTATATTATCTGGCTTATCTTTAAAATGTCTTTTCATTACTTCTACGTTCTTAGGGTCATCATCTGAAAAACCTATTTGAGGCATAAATTTGTTAGCTATATCTTTTTTTAGAAATGCTCTTTTTTCTAGTAGTGCCGCCATCCCTTTTATATAATTCACAAATGATTCCATAGCTCTTACCTTAGCTTCCTCAGGATTGGTTGCCCCCGACTCATCCCCAAAAGACACAGGGTTATATTTGTTCAGTTCCAAGTATGTCTTAATCAATTGTTCATCGTCCATTTCTTCCTCACCTACAAACGAACGGTATTTTTTTAGATTCTTGACGAGCTCGTCTTTATCAATACCTTTGAAATCTGATACAATATAGTTGTAGACAGCTTGTTTTAAAATTTCGGGATTATGACCACGAGCTGTTATTATGGCAAATATCGAGCCGTTGTTTATTGCTTCCCTAAAATCATCAAACGCAGGACCAACTTTAGCGTTCATAGCATCAACCAAAAATTGTTTGTCACCTTCGGTTCTGAAATTTCTAAATGGGTCTTCAGCAAAACCAACAATTGTTTGTCCGTTATAATTAAAATTTTCCTTACCCACCATAGTTCTGTATGTGGCAAAATCTTCTGTACTCATACCAACTTCTTCACCCTCACTGTTTTTTAGAATAA